CTAACATTAAGGATATACAGGATAATAAGTCTTGGATGGCTAAGCAATATCTTTTACAGGTTACTGACCCTGAACAGTTTGTTGTGGCTGAGAAGCAACAGATTGAAGCAGAGACCAAATCCACTATTCAAGCAGAGGTCGATATGACAGACCCTCGTATCCAAGAGTCAGACATTGCAATGTTGAAGGAATTGATAGGCGATAAAGATGCCGATAACAGCAGAGGAGATAAGCCAACTACCGAGTAAACCCCGTGGTATCGGAGAATGGTCAATACTCATTAACAATGGTTACTGGCGACCACGAAACTTCGATGTACTAATCATTGAATTACTTGGTTATGCCTTGCAAGGTAAAGTCAGTAAGATATTATTGGGTGTGCCATCTAGACACGGAAAGAGTACACTCATATCAAAAAACTTTGCTTCATATTTCCTAGCCCATTATCCCAATGATAAAGTCATACTAACAGCCTATTCACAAGGATTAGCAAGTGAGTTCGGTGGACAAGTCAAAGACGTTCTAAATTATTACGGCAACCTATCACCATACAAAGTAAGCCTAAGCACAGACAGTAAGGCAAAGAACAAGTTCAAGCTCAACCACCCATACCGAGGACAAATGTTAGCAACTGGTGCTGGTGGATCTATACTTGGGTTCGGTGCTGGTTTGTTTATCGTTGATGACCCTATCAAGAACATTGCCGATGCAGAGTCAAAGGTGAAACAGCAACGGTTATCTGATTGGTTTGAAGCAACTGCAAAGACAAGACTCGAGAAGCGGAGTAATGGATTACCACCGATAATGTTAGTCATCGCTCAACGATTACATTTACATGATTTACATGGTATCATACGAGAATCAGAGCCTACAATCGATGCACACGAAGGTATGCAGATACTCCGTGATGGCGGTACTATTGACCCTAATGTTTGGCTTGACCTTAATATTCCTGCCATATGCGATAGCCCAAATGATTTACTGGGCCGTCAAATAGGTGAAGTGTTATGGGAGGAGCAACGGTCGTATGATTGGTTGATGGCAGAGAAACAGTCAATGGGCAGTTACTTGTTTAATGCTATTTACCAAGGCCAACCAATAGAACGTGATGGTAACATCTTCAAAAGGTCTTGGTTTATGGATGAGACCACCAATCGCATTTATAACCTTATTGACCGTAAAGACCTACCACAAGACTTGCCAATGATGAGATACTGGGATTTCGCAGCTTCAGGTAAAGAAGGAGACGGAACCAGTGGATTATTGACTGGTTACGATGGCGAGAACCTTTACTTCATTGACCTTATTGCAGGTAAGTTCAGTAGTAGTGAAACCTTAAAGGTGTTCAAGCGTACTGCCAAAAGAGATGGGAAGAGTGTATTGATTAAGATTGAGCAGGAACCAGGAGCAGGCAGTAAACTTTTGATTAATGCTTTCCGCCGTGATAAAGAATTAAAACGATACCATATACGAAGCGATAAGGTAAGAATGGCAAAGAACATAAGAAGCTTCGACCTTGAAGCATTATCCGAAGATGGCAAGGTATACTTCGTCAAGGCAGATTGGAATATGAAACTCATTGACCAGTTAGTAAGTTTCACTGGAGCAGATGGAGGAGAAGACGACATAGTAGATACCGCAACAGGTTCAGCAAAACACTGGTTGCGACCAAGAAGAAAAATAAACGTGTGATTCATTATGACAAGACATTCAGATTCATTCATAGTTACAGTTAAAGATGATAATTATCAATTGATTGACCAGTTGGAGTTGAACAAGTTTGCCTTGAAGGCACAAGTCGACCCTGCAAGTGGTTCCAAATATACTCCGAGTGAAGAGCAATTAAAAGGGAATAACATATTAGACCCTAAATACAATCCATATTACTTGGTACAATTGTTGGACCTTTATACCTACCACGCTTCCTGTGTTGAGGCAGTAGCCGTTGACAGTACGGGTATCAATTATAGTTTGAAACCAGTTGAAGGTGTTGAGCCAGTAGATGCTGAAAAGGAAAGACTCCAAGAAGTCCTTGATAATTCTACTCCTAGCATCAATACTCAATTGCAAAGAATGGTATACGATAGAAGGTCAATAGGGTATGGTGCAATCGAGATAATAAGAGACACCACCAGCAAATCTGACATCAAAAGACTCAAACACATACCAGCACACACACTCCGCCGTCATACAGACCAAAAAAGAGTAGTCCACATAAACAGTATGGGCAAAAAGGTATGGTTCGTAATCTACGGCAAAAACTACAACGACCAAGGCGAACTATGCGACATTGACGCGGATACTGGAGAGTTCAAACCATACAACAGTCTTGCACCACATCAAAGAGCCAACGAATTATTATGGAGTATGGAGTATGCACCAGGAACCGACTATTATGGTAGACCACCTATTATCTCTTGTCTTGGCAGTATCAAGGGAGACATCAGTGCAGTCCGATACAATTACAGTTTCTTTGAGAATTATGGAATGCCAAAATTCGCCGTAACCGTAACTGGAGACTTCGCAGATTACGATGTAGAACCTGATGATCCAGATTATGACATTACTCAAACACTCCGATATAGGATTAGTCAACAGATTCGTGAAGTGATTAAGAATCCTCATTCAGCTATTTGTATAACTATTCCAAGTGAGGGTGAAGAGGGTAATGTTGACTTGAAGATTACTCCATTATCCGTTCAGACTGAGGAGGGTCATTTCCGTATGTACCGTAAGGATACCCGTGATGAAGTAATCCACAGTCATCATGTTGACCCTAGCCGTCTTGGTATTTATGATGCTGGCTCCTTGAATGGTGGTAACAGTGATAACACTATGGCCTCCTATAAGTATGGTACTATTGCTCCGATTAAGGCGGAATGTGAAGCATTAATCAATTTGATTGCTAAGGAGTTAGAAGTCAACACTTGGAGATTTAGCATAGAAGATGTTGCACCTATTGATTATAATAAGGACTTGGCTTTGGCAGACTTCCTATTCGCTCGTGGAGCAATGACCATTAAGGATTTGATTGATAACTTTGGTAATAAGTTTGGTTTGGACATTGAAGGAGAAGAGGAAGATTATTATTTGAATGCTCGTTACTTGAACGGTGTGCCATTGGAACAAGTGTGGAACCAAACAGAAGATAACCCATACCTTGAGGTTGACTCAATATTAGCAAGTTTGGAAGGTAACTTAAATGAAAGCATTGAAGGCGAAGAAGCAGATATTGAGGACACAAATAAGTAATGCTCGTAGCCGAAACAATGAAAGACAACTCGAGCGAGAATTGCAACGATTCTTTGACCGTCTTGGCAAGCAAGTGCAATCCAATCTTGAAGAGTATTGGAGCGAACACTTATTACAAGGCCAAGTGGACTTAATCACACAACCAGTCAGTGAAGCTCAAGCCGAATACTACCTAATACTCCAAAAGTATGACAAACGAGAATACCAGTTAGGTATAAGAGAAGCTCAAAGACTCGTAAAACTCTCACAAAAGAATTATGCTCACAAAGCCATTAAACCAAGGTTAAGAAAGACAAGAGACCTATTTGCGACATTAAGAGGAGCCGAACAAGACTTATTAGACAAGGTGTTCATTGCCAGTCAAGCCACCCTTGCAAGAGTAGATACATCAATAAAACTGTTATTAACCGAGGGTTATCAGAGCGGTAAAGGAATCAATTATGTTGCTAACTTATTGGTTAAGAGGTTTGACCAGTTGCAGACTTGGGAAGCTAAAAGGATAGCACGAACCGAAATCCACAACAGCCACAACACTGCAGTAATGGACACTTACAACGAGATAGGTGTGGAGTATACAATGTGGATAAGTGCAGGAGACGATGGACGTACACGTGATTCACATCTTGAAGTCGATGGTGAAATAATACCAATCGGCGGAACCTATAGTAACGGTTTAAAGTATCCTGGTGATACTGATGGACCAATCGAAGAATGGATAAACTGCAGATGTTCCAATGCCCCATATGTGATACCATATGATTATGCTGCACCACCCTTTAGTCCATTCCGAGAAGAAGACCTAATACAAATCAAAAAATGATGCTTATGAAATTCATTAAAACTTTAGATGATGGCAGTATCCTATTGACTGCACCAGTCCTAATACCATATGCTAAGGATTGTGATTACGAGAACGGCGAAACACCACTCAATCCCAATCAGATATTAGCATTC